TTCAATCCTGGCTTTCTAGGATCAAGTTTTCATTGGTTTATAGGCCAGATTGCTGATGATTCAACATGGAGAGAAAACCAAAACCCTACCAAGTTTAAAAAGACAGAGGATATACCAGCATGGGGATACAGATATAAAGTTAGAATTGTAGGTCATCATGATCAAGATGAATCGGATATAAAAGCAGAGGAATTACCATGGGCTCAGGTGATGTATCCTATCACTGCTGGTGGTGGTCAAGGTGGATCTTTCATGACACCTGCTATCAGGCAAGGTAATTTTGTTTTTGGATTTTTTCTAGATGGAAAAGATGAACAGACACCCATAATCATGGGTATTCTTGGTAATAATGCTAAGACAAAACTTGAGAGAAAAACAGGAACAGAAGGTAGTGGTGGTCAAAATTTCACTCCTCAGAGTTTTCATTCTAAAGGTTTAAATCCAGAACCTAACGAACAAAAGAAACTTGCTGACAAAGATTTTGCACCAGGCCAAGCAGGAAATGAAGCGTATAGTTCACCATCAAATTCTAATGTTTCAAAAGAATCAACAGATTCCAATAACTTATTCACAGTTTCTGATGAAAGAATAAGTTATGTATTGGAGAAAACACACGCACTAGCATGCCCTAATCCAGACACACAGAGTGATACAAAAAATATGCAAACTGTGATACAAAGTGTGTCTGAAAAAATAGAGAGATTTCAACAATCCCTTTTGGATGCTGATAAGGCTGGTGGATTACCAGTTCTTGAAATTGGTAAAGACATAGACGCAGCGATTGATAAAGCGTCTCAAGAGATGTCAAAATATATGAAAGGAACGATGAATAAACTTCAACAGTTTACAACTAAGGAGTTTAATGAGAAACTTGCACCTTTAGAAAATCTTGCTCCACCATCTCATGCGTTAGAATTACTGAATAAAAAAGTAGAGGGCCTAGAAAAGATAGCATGTATGTTTAATGGCATGGCAGGTCTTGCACTCGCTGGATTAATCGCTGCTGCATTGAAGAAAGCTTTTAATAGAAAGAAAAAGAAGGCAGAAGATGCTGCTGCTAATGCTGCTATTTCTGAAGCAGGAGTTGCTGGTGTAAGCACATCATCAGTCATACCAAGTATTCCTACGTTAGATACACCTGGTTCTGGTGATGTTCCTCCTCCTTCTGCTGATGGATTTTATAGACCTACACCACTCTGTGAAACTGAAGAAATTATTGGTGAGGTGTTAGGAGGAACAATCAATACAATTCTACAAGGATTTGATGGTGCGATAGGGCCTGTGATTGATGAGATATCAAATTCTCTTGGAGGATCATCAACAGAAACTGGATCAGAAAATATAGGAACCATTGATAATGCTGTAAATGAAAATAATGTTCTCTCAGCATTATCTTCTGGGGATTTAGTTTTAAGTATATCACAAACACTAGCAGATCAAGCAGGAATAGATCCTAATAATGTAGGAGGTGCAAATCGTTATTGGTCAGATGGCACTTGGGGTAGTGGATTACTTTCATTGATTGATTCTGCTGGTCAAAACACACCAGATAATCAACAGTTGATATCACAAGCGTTGTCATTGATAGATGATAGATCAAATCCAGATGGTATAGTGGCTGGATTAGTTCTAACATCCAACATATTAGGTGTAAGTGAAAATGTTTTAATTGGAGTGGGAAATGCTTTTCAAGCAATTAGAACTGGTAATATACCAGATTTACTTTCTGCTACTAGTGGTCTTGCATCATTTAACCCTAGAATTTTGAATGCTATCGCTGGTAAGGGAGCTTCTCTTGCTGGTTTAACACCTAGTGCGTTGGGTTTAGGTGCACTTGGTGGTATGAATTTTGACATAGCAACTGCGTTGGGATTTGTTAATTCAATTACTAAAATATTTAACTGTGATCCTGATCCAGAATGTTCACCAAATGACTCTCATACAATGCAAAATGGTGGTGGATCTTCAGATAAACCTAGTACTTCATCTATCGCAGATTCTGCTAAAGACACTGCAAATTCTACTGAATCAAGAAAATCATATGGAACAAGTATAGAAAAGTTGAGTTCTAGTAAACAAGGTGTTACAATAAAGAGAGTATTTGCTAAACCAAAATCAAGAACAAAAGATCTGACTAATCTAGTTGGTTATGTAAAAGGTCAACCATATTATGGCCCATTTCATGTTCATGTAAGAGATGATGGATCACAAGTAAGAATGGTTGGTATTGCACACACTACAACACCACACGATGTTATATTTGACACAGTTCAAGAGAGTCTAGAATAATGCCAATTACACCAACGTCATTTGATAATATTAAAGTAGGATACATCAGCGAAACTGATGGTTACATTCAAAATGTATCTATTGCTGATGCAAATTCTTATGCACAATTAAATCCAGAGACAGAATTTATTTTTATTGATGGTGATGAGAAAGTTAGATTTTTGACAATTAATGAAGTCAATGGATTAACTCCCAAAAATTTACTGAGATCCGATCCTTGTTTAACTGGTGATCAACCTTGTGGCCCACCAAAACTCAAGTTCTTTGGAGGTGGTGGTGTTGGAGCAAGTGCCAACCCAGTGATAGATGTTAACGGAAATTTAATTGCAGTTGATCTTGTGAGTGGTGGTTTTGGATATACTTCACCACCACAGGTTCAAGTTCTTGACCCATGTAATAATGGTAGTGGTGCTGTTCTCCAAACTATCATTGAGAATGGTGTTGTTATTAAAGTTATTATTAAGGATAGTGGTCAAGGATACCTGCCACCACCACAAACAGTTCCACAATACCCTGCTATCATAGAACTTACAGGTGTAACTATTACAAATCCAGGCTTCAACCACAATTGTGGAGTTGATACCATAGAGGTAATACCAAGTAATGGAACAGTTCTTTCATACAGTTGTGATCCTTTTGGAAAGATTAGATCTGTATCTGTTGATAAGGGTGGTAGATTTACAGAGTTACCACAAATTAGAATGAATACTGAAACTGGATTCAATGCAACTTTTGTTCCTGATTTTAGTATTGTTCGTGATCCACAACCAGTGGAACCAGTATTGACAGATGTAGTTCAAGTATTTGATTTAGTTGGGTTAAATATAAATGGTTACGTTGATGGTAAACCATACTATGGAAACGTATACTATGTAAATGGTATCAGATATGCAGGAACCTCTGTTAATTCTGGAACTAACATTGTTGTTTATGATACTCAACTTGCGAGTGTTCAGAAGAGACCTATTGAGGGTGCGATTGCTCCAAGTCAAATAGAAGAGACTGAAATTCAAGAAGATACTATAGAATCTATAAGTTCTCCAACCAGAGGAAGTTACTCTACTACACCAACAAGTGCTCCATCAACCACTCCAGCAACACCATCAACAACCACAACACCAGCAACTGGTGGTGGATATTCAACTCCATCTACACCAGCACCGTCAACACCAGCACCACCATCATCTAGCCCACCTAGCGGTGGAGGTGGCGGTGGCTACGGAGGAGGATACTAATGTCTGAGAAAAAGAATTTTTGGAACCAAGTGTGGAGTGCCATGAATGGTGCTATCACTTTTGGTAAATTAAGCCCAAAAGGTGATGTGACTTCGAGTGTTCACATTCAAGCACTAGACGGCAGACATTTCATGTCATTTGATGAAGATGGCCCAAGAACAGGTTATACTTTGTTAAATTCACCAGGTTCAACCTTCATTCATAGTGGTGAAGATCTGGAGAAAAAACAAGAAGCAATTGTGATTCTTGCTGAGAACGGTGACATACATTTAAAAGCAGCGAATGGTAAAATTAAATTAGAGGCACTTGATATTGAGTTGATTGCTAATGGTAATGCTCCTCAAGGAGTTATTTGGGCGAACGCATACGAGACCTTGAAACTTGACTCAAAAAATGTTACAATAGATGGAAAGCAATCTTGTAAAATTATGACATCTGGTTTGATGACAATTAGAGGGAGTCTTGGAATGCAAATGTTATCACCATTGATAGAGGGAGTTTCCCGTGCATTGGCAAAAGATAAACTACCAGAACCCGCACAAATAAACAAGGAGTAACATGGCATTTGCACTAGACGAAATATTTTGTTATACAGGGCAACTTATAGTTGCTGCGAAGAAAAGAGTTCCTAAAGCATTAGGGATAGGAAACGAAAAAATTGATCACTCTGCATATATTGAAGGTAATACTCAGATAGGAAAGGTTGATGCTTTTTCTGATGCCACTGCAACATTAATGGTTGGTAGAGAGGGAACTAAAGGAACATCTTTAGCAGTTAATGTAAAAG